TTAGCTTTATCAAACTCTTTATGCTTGATAGCAATACGGGCTTGAAGAATATCATTGAATCGCTTTGTGTATTCCGGCCCAAAGAGCTCTTCCGCTACAATGCTGCTTGGATGCATAGAGGCAATATCCAACAGGGCGATGTTGCTGTACATACCCGGTTCCGCATAGACATAACCGCCTTCTCCGACTTCTTCGCCTCTATAGATAGACTTGCCGCCTTCAAAAGTATAACCAGGGAAAATAGGACGATTGTTTTTGTCGAATGCCGTGAACTCGTCATAGTCGTCTACTCTGAAGGGCAGATCGGCATTCGGGTCAAATATTTGGCTTTCATCACCCATAAACCTATAATTAAACTGGTCTTGCGGCTTTCTGTTATTCCCAAATATAATTTTGGTTGTCAGAGAGTTTGTAGTGTCGTTGACAGTCATACCGGCTACATCTGCCAGAATTTGTCGTGCTGTAAAATCCGCCTGTCGATTGTTGAATACCGCTTCCGTTGCAATTACGTCGTTGTCGCAGTATTCAGCTACCTTTGTCCAGAGTTCCTCAGGCACCGGTTGATCCCATGGAAGACCAAGTTCCTGATGATGAATTCCGAGTTCGATTTCCCATTTCTTCAGAGATTGCTTTTTAGAGCAGAAGTCGTACACATCCGTATATGAGACATTGTAGGCTTCCCCAAAGAAACAGTTGGCGCTACCGTTGATGATTCTGTTCGAGAGGGAAAAGAGTTGTTCGTTCGTATACCCCATGAGACGGGCATAGAGAATATGATTGTCGTACCTGCGGCAGTTAAAACCTACAAGACGAAAACGCATGAGTTCTTCAATCTCGGTCGGCGAGGGGTTAATCATTCGGACAACGGGTTTTCCTTCGCCCTCTATTTTCCAGTTCACCAAGAATAGATTTGGAAACACCTCAACATCGTAAAACACGAGTTTGGCATCGTCATTCTTTACTCCGGCGGACTGGTCTGCGGATTTAAACTGCATCTTATTAACCAGTTTGATACAGTAATCCGCTTGATTTGTACTGCTTGCTGCAAAAGCAAGAACTGCGTTACGCATATCCGTAACATCATAATTCATGCCGCTTGCATAAGCGTCTTCAAGGTTTTTATAAATGAAGTCGATACTTGGTTTTGTATATGCATGATACTCCTTATTCAAATTTCGTTTGATTAGTGTTCTAAGACCTTTCTCGCTCTTCACTCCTTCAAAATTTATCACTTGTTTTTCTCCTTTCAGTGGTAAACCAGAGTTGATAGTTGCGATAGGCAAATCATTACATTTTGTCAGCTTTCGTCTCAAAGAGCTTTTACCTGTGAAGACCTTGACCTCAATGTGGTCGTCATAAACACGGCTGAGCCTTGTCACATCGCCGGCATAAATATAATGAAGATGGATTCCCTGACCGCTTTTGCTTAATTCGGCATAAGTAGGCGGCCATTTGCTTGCTTCCTTGAGATTCTCTTCAAAAGACTTTTTACCGTCTCTATCCTGAATATCAAAGTCAATAACAATATGATTCTCCGGGAGTTTTACATAATGAAGCTTTGAGGTATCGAGGCTGTTCAGCGTTGTCGTAACCTTGTCCCATTTGGATATGGGCGTTTCTTTTGATGTAGCGTACTGCGCCAGGCAATCGGAACATTCACGGTCAAACACTGAAGTTTGCTTCAGAAATTCAATCGTCCTGTGCCCATGCTCCTCTTTTTCAGACAGAGTCGCGTCCTCAAATTTCTCTGTTCGGAATCCTACATAATAACTGCGGACACGGGTTCCATCCTCAAGATTAAAACGCTCCTTGTAATCCCGGAAATAATTTTTCAACTCCTCCTTAAAAATTCTCTGTGAAAATGGAAATGTCACTTTCGCCTCGTCGCAATAGGTTTTATACATCTCCCACGAGGCTTTGAGAGTTGTCCCGTCTTCTTTCTTGAAGACATGGTAAGAATCAATAATGAAGTTATAGAAATCATTAGATGCACCGAGCATCGTCACGGGAATATAATCATCGTATCTGCCCGGATTCTCCAGATAGACTTCCTGACAATGATAAGCAATCGCACCGAGCTCAAATTCGATATGCTTTGTCACCGCCTTGTATTCCTTGGGACTCAATTTATTTCCGGAAGGGGACACATCGATCAATCGTCTGATGAGACCTGACTTTGCGTCCGTAATCTTGACCGGTTTATTGGTGCCCATAAACAGGAAGCACTTGAAGCGGTTTGCATAGGTCGATTTGAACTTTTCGTTTACTGTCATCAGCTCGTGAGAAACCAAACTGTTCAGTCGGGTATTATCCTCGATGCGAGATAAGTCACCATCATGCTGAATTGCCACAAGTGGATTTGTCTTAAATGCCTCCAACGCAAATGAATTACTGGACGAACCCAGTGCTTTCGCATCGAAGACGGAGTAATATCCCTCAAAGAGTTGCTGAACAATATTCAGAACCGTAGACTTACCCGTACCTGCTGCACCGTACAGAACCATAAATTTCTGCAATTTCTTCGACTCTCCACAGACAATGGAACCAATAGCCCATTCAATTTTCGTTCGCTCTTCTTCAGAGTAAATTGTGGACATCAGCTTATTCCATGCATCCGTGGTCCCTTCCTCAAGAGGATAGTTGAGCCGCTTACTTGCATAATCTTTTTTGTTCGTCGGTGTATTGGAGAATATAAGTTTCTCATCAAGCATGTGGAAAGAGTCTCGCATCTGCTTTTGACAATATTTGTGCCATGAATCGATCATTCCGGATTCGGAATCCCACATGTGCAGAACTTTAATACTCGAATCAAAGTTTTTGCGGTTTTCCTCTGCATACTTGTCAAGTTCCCGGTCAATAAGCTGGAGCGCATCTTGCTCATCCGTAGACCATAAACCTCGGTCTTCTAACCAAATGGCATAGAAGTCACCGCCTCTAATCATCAGGTCGGAGCTTTTCTTAATGATAAACTTCGGATAGATTTCTATTACACCACGCTTCGTACTACGGGTCGAAATCATTAAAAAGTCGATCATCGAAGTTCTTTAGTCTCCTTCCGTTTTTCTAAGCTCCTTGATTTCGTTTTTAAGGTTCCCGATCTCGTCACGCATACTGCGAATCTCCAAGTCCTGGATAAGCATGTGTACAGTCATAACCGTGGCGACCATGACGGTGCTGCGATTGAAAGACCTCTGTTTTCTGAGCGTCTTAGCAAACACACGCATCGCAGTTTCGGAGCAGCGAAGACTTCCGAAAATATAACGAATCATTTCATCCATGTTTCTTTTCTCCTTTCATGTCGGCAAGAAATTGATCGATCGTTTCAAACTTCCAAGCCTTCGGCTCTCTCAATGAAAATATAAATTCCTGTCCGTTGGTTTTGCGAATTCGAATGCTGTTTTTACCATTTGGGAAGTATTCTTTTACCTCCTTCGCCTGGTCGGGTAAGCATGTCTGAAAAAACCCGTACACTTGCGTATGAATCATGGTAATTCTCCTTCATAGGATGCTGTCCAAATACCAATTCATCTGCCACCAAATTTCAACAGTTCTCATGTCATACTTGCAGCGTTCGACGGTAAACAAACCGCCTTCGCCGTTTCGCTTGTATTTGCGGTTCATAAATCGAGATATTACGTCGTCCGTATACGCCGCATCAAATCGAGAATCACTCATCGACCCTAAACCCAGACTAACAATCATGTTCCAGAACCACTGTCCCATGCGGTTACCGATATCCGGGTCGGTCATAATATGTTCTTCGCAACGAAACGCTAAGGCAATAAGCATCTCCAATACACTGCAAGGGCGGTTATCCAGATAACTGGCAATCATAAGACCCTCGTATTCTTTTTCATAACCAAAACGATACCGGAGGTCTATCCCATCTTCTGCTCGATTTCCGTCCATCGGCAGCATATATTGAAAATCAATATTATGCAGACGACGAAGAAGCTTCTGATAAGACAGCCTCCGGCTATATCGTTCGTTACATACGAGCTGACACATCCACTCAAAATATTCATTGTTCAGCTCAATTTCAGTCATTCGATCCTCCTATTAGTAGTTGGAGCCTTCAGCCACATCGGAGAAAGAGCGATTGTCTCTGAGAATTTCATAATCGCATCTCAGACGGTCGTTACGAATAAAGACCGAATCGTCCTCATACTCTCCGAAATGTTCAGCAAAGTCCTCGCCAACAGTGTCCTCAATATCCTCGACGACTTCATCTTCATCGTCGGCAAGGACTCCGTCACCAGCATAATAGACCAGACTGATCTGCGTGTAATTGTCATTCTCACCATAATTGTCCGGAGAGATGACATAAGGTTCATTGGGCATAGGATCATCCTTTTTTTCTTCAGTATTTTTCTTGCTGTGCTCCGTGTAATTGGTATAGCCCTCTTCCTGAAGCTTGGCAGCATAATTCACCAGGTCGGGTTTCAACTTGGCAATATCTGCCTTATGCTGATTCTCTTCCTGCTTTTCATTGCTCTTTTCGCTCTTGGCAATATTGGTGTTTACGGGCTTTCTTTCGGCAAATGCCGCTTTCACAGAATCAATCTCTTCCTGCGTGATCTGCTCATAATACCGTCTAAGACAAAGCCACGTCGCTGCGGCGCCTACCGTGGCTCCAGCCAGAAACATGGCAAAACCGGTTTTACTCATCTTCGTATTCCTCCTCGTCAGTTTGAATTGTAACAACAGTAATGGCGAGACCTCCGAACAGCAATGCTGCACTCAGGAGAATCCCGCCAGTAATATGTCTTTTCCGCCGACTGTCCAGCATGGCGTCAACGGTTGAGATGAAGTCATCCAGAATATCCATCATTTACTCCTTTCCACCAGAGAGAACAGCAATGCCTCCTACGAGACAAAGCCCTGCCATAGTGGAAAGAATATACGAAAACAAAGCTTTCATTTTATGTTCTCCTTTCAGTCATAACTCGAAAAGTAGTGACAACACTCCTGAAACAAAGGCTCACCATACTTGCTGTATCCTCCGGCCATGAAGAACACACAATCGTAATTTGTCCGTTCCAAAAGTTCTTCTTTTACCAACTCAACAATCTCAGGCATGACATAACAACGGTCAATCCTGCTGTTCCACATCACGCTGAACTGATTGGGTTGATAAATAACATCGTACACAGTGTCCGGGAAAGATGGATGGTCAATACGGTTAAGAATTGTATCAATGACCAAGCGTTTTCCCAGTTCTGTTTCTCCTTCAGCTTCACCCATGGTTACGAGTGCTATGAGGTCGATTTCTTCTTGTGTAAGAGAATAGTCCGGCTCATTCTTCACCTCAGGTGTTAAGTTAGGAGATTCCATCAGAAGATCCGCCATAATCACTGGCTCTGCCTCCGCAAGAACCGGATAAGATTGCTTAATCTCCGATGTTTCTTTATCTGTAGAGCGAACCACACCGCATACTGCAAAACCAACAAAGAATATCATGCAGAGAACGGCGGCTATCGCTCGTGGTTTGATGCGCATTATTAAAACTCCTTTACATTAAAAATATCACCCCCAGTCCAAGTCTGAAGGTGGTTGATTACATCTTTTCCCAGATGTTGCCCTCAACATTGAAGTCGAGCAGAAGTGCCGGCTCATGACGACCGTCTTCGGTCTCGCGCTCTACCTCAACGATGCGGAAATTAACATAGCCATCCGGGCCATCCTTTGTCCAGCCGACAATCTGACCAGCAGGAGTACGAGGAAGATCAAGATCGTCCAGAACCTCATTCAGGAAGAGGTGACCACGGGTCTGAAGTTTGTCATTTGCAAATGCCTGCTGTGCCTTGAGGAACATACGGTTATAATCGGGGTTGGTTTCATAGTTGCGGCTCTTGCTGTCGAAATATACAGCATAGTCGCTCTGGAGATTAGGATCAGCGACCATCACGGTCTTCTTAACCTTCTTCTCCTTGCCGGTCTCAGGGTCAACTTCGATTTCCTCGAATTTCTTCGCCTTGATGCCATACTTCAGTTCGGTATCGACCTGCTCTCCGAAGCGCTCGATGACACGACCGCGATATTCCTTGAAGCTTTTATCAATAGCGGCATAGGCAGCGCCAAGAGCTACATTACGCTTGCGAAGAATATTGTTGGATGCCAGAATGCTGGTGATGGACAGAGTGCCGAGAATAATAGCAGGAGCATAAAGCTTTGCGAGCTTCATTCCGGTCTGGGCATAGACAACAACCGTGTCCTTCTTGCCGTCCTCAGTCGTATACTCCTGACCGTTGATTGCACCGGTTTCCATACCTTCATGAATGGTGTCGAGAGTACCCTTAGTTTCATCGAGAATCTCTGCTACCTTAGTGGTAGCCTTGCAAGCGAGAACGGCACTTACGACCGTACCGGCAATACCAGCCACAACGAGAATCTCGGGGCTGTGTTTCTTGAGCTTCATAACGGTCTTGGAAGCCACACCGTTCACGCTCTTCATGATTTCAGTCTTATTTTTCATGGTTTGTTATTCTCCTTTTCAGTTTTTAGAATTGATTTCAGCACCACAGGCAGCATACCCAGCCAAATCGACATAACTGTCGTCCGTAGCCGTTCCTGTCCTGATTCGTGCAATCTTAAGAAGTGCCATCATCATGGCAACATCGTTTGCAGTAAATTCAACGCCCTTATAGACGCTCCAAAAACCTGCAATAGCGGTGAAGTTATCTTCAGGTGAGCCGTATTCGTTCTCTCTCTGACCGCATACACATGCCTTTGCCTTGTCGAGTGTTTCAGATCTGTTCATCGTCGGTGTCCTCCTCATCGGTAGAAATAAACGGAATATATTCACGCTTTCGTTCTTTGGCAATTACCTGGCAACCACACATTGGGCAGTCAAAGGCATCATACAGTCCCTCCTCAGTAGTAGAACTGAAGGCAACTGCCAGTCCGGTCTTTCCGTTATCACGAGCGAGATAATGTCTCTCGATGATGGCATTGAATTTTGTGCCACAAACTTTGCATTCAAGCATTATTTTTCTCCTTTCAATTCAGCGGGATAGCACGAGGCAGTTTCAGAATATAACCGTCTCGAACTCGTACCGCAGTTGCTCCGCCAATGTTTGTCCAGCCATAGCGGTTCATAGTGAAGTTATCGTTGGGAACACGAGCGAGATCATAGAAATCAGACACGCTCACCGTTCCATACTGACTGATGATATCATTCATCGCATCAAGAACCGCTTCTGCGTCTCCACGGGTGTCAAAGAGAATATCATCATAGTCAGGTGTATTGCGTCTATTGCCAACAGAGCCGGCACGCACTCTATCTCCGCCTTGATCGTAATAGTTCCGATAAGACACCTTAGATGCCGTTCCGTTTTTCTTGCTGCGACCTGCCTCGCCATACAGGATCATATCGATACCGGTGGTGACAATGTCGGAAATCGCTTTTTTGACAGCAGGTACAATAACCTCCATCAAAATATAAGATTTGACATTGTTGGCGTCCTCGGCGATAAAGACATCTGCAAATTTTTGCATCTCGCCTTTCTTTCGAGTTTTTGCAGCCCCGGTAATAACCGCCTCAACTTTCTTTTCTGACTGCTGCTCCTGACGAGCTTTATCAGAATTGGATTTGTAATCTTCCACTGGGTGATCTCCTTTCTTATGCCGGAATCAGCTTACCGGGCAGAGTGATTTTTGTGTTCGGCATCAAGCCGTTTTCTTTTTTATATCGATAGGCGAGATTGCTTTTTGCTTTCGCCTCTGTCGGAGCAACAGTAGTTGCTTTCCAACGATGTTGAACGCAATCATCAAATCGCATAACCGGACCGTCGTATTGATACTGCTGCATAATTTTTCCTCCTTTCGAGAGATAAAGAAAAAAGGGAAAGCACCTTGTTACAGGTACTCTCCCTTATCCGAACTTCTCAAATTCGCATTTTCAGTTGTCTTCGCTGACAACATCAGATTCTTCCAAGATAACCGTCTTCTCCTCAGCAGCCATCTTCTTCTGCTCGATCTGGGCTTTGATATTCGCGATCACCGGCTTTGCCACATACTTGTAGACGACCACGCCTACAACTACGCTCAAGCCGATACCCGCAGCAATCTTTACGCCCTTGCTCAAACCAGCGTTCTCGATAACCTCTTCGGTAGCTTCAACGATCTCGTTGTTCATAATCTCATTGTTGTTCATTGTGAAATCTCCTTTCAAATGTGTAAAATTGTGGAATG